GGAAACAGATTGCTAAATCCTGGGAGCGTGGCCGGTGAGCATTGAGAAATCGCTTTACTCTGCGCTGATCGCTGATGGTACTGTGTCCGGCATCATCGGCGCGAAAGTGTATCCGGTGGGTGCTGTACCGACTGAGGTAAATTATCCGTTTGTGAGCTATTCCAGAATATCAACCAGGCGCTGGAACACTCTTGGCACATCTGGCACGGGCGAAATATCCGGCACACAGGCGGCGAATATCCAGATCAACTGTGCAGCGGAGTCCTACGGAGCAGCAAAAACCCTGGCGAGCGCAGTGTATAGCGTGCTTGCGGCACGGGGAGATCAGTTTATCGAAGAGCTTGACTTGTACGGCGACGATGCCGGGCAGTCCGGCGCATTTACAGTCATGCTTGAATTTTCAATTTGGGAGTAGACCATGAGCACGAATGCAATTAAATCACAAGGCACGGTTTTTAAAATCGGCAACGGCGGCGGGCCGGAAACATTCACTGCAATTCCGGAGATTGTCAGTTTTTCTGGGCCGGGTGAAACGGCTGGAACGATTGATGTTACCGACCTGGATAGCACTGCGAAAGAATACATCGCTGGATTGAAAGACACTGGAACGTTGAGTTTCGATATCAACTACATTCCAGACAACACCGTCCATGCGCAAATCCGTACTGACATGGGCGCGGGTACGCTGCGCAATTTCCAGATCATTTTCACTGATACCGGTGCAACACAATGGGATTTTGCTGCTGTGATTACCGGGTTCAGCGTGTCCGGCGCGACGGATGATAAAGTGACGGCATCTGTAAGCCTGCAAATCAGCGGCGATATTACGGAGTCTTAATCATGAGTAAACTGCGAGATTTAATCCTGGGGGCGCAGGATCTCAGAACTAAAGCGGTCGATATGACCAAATATCACGGATGGCCGGAGACGGTCTACATCCGCGAGATGTCAGCGGGTGAGCGCGAGTCATTCGCACGGTCGTGCCAGTCAGATGCAAAAAGTGTCACAGAGAAATTCTGCGCGCTGATTCTCTGTGATGAATCCGGCGCTCGTGTTTTTGCAGATGACGAGTGGACGGCGTTAACGGTTAAATCGGGCAAGGCGCTTGCTCACATCATGCAAGAAGGGCAGCGGCTGAACGGCATCGGTGAGCCGGAAATTGAGGCCATCGAGGGAAACTAAGAAGGCATCCTGATCGCCAGTGGTTCATCGCAACCGCTTTATCGATTGGGATGCTACCTTCTGAGCTGGAACGGCGAGCGAGTAGCCGGGATATTGCAGAGCTGATCGCTTATGATCGAATCCACCCGGTTAACCGCGAATACCGGGCGGATTTGAGAAATGCTATAATGACGCAGTCATTATGGGCGGTGAATGGGCATAAACGGAAGGTTGATGAATTCATGCCGTTCATGCCGAAGGAAGATCCGGATCCTCTGGCAATGATGCGCGGCTGGTTCGGTGGCAGGCTCAAGAAAAAGGCGAAGTAATGGCAACACAGGCGGTCCGTGGATTACTGGTTAATATTGATGGCAAGGTCGACGGCCTGGTTCGTGCTGTCAACAATGCTGAGAACCGGATCGGCGGATTTGTCAAGAATACGCAGAAATTGGTTGGCGGCCTTGCTGCTGCAATCGGTGCTGCTAATGTTGCCGGTGCTTTTTCAAGATGGACGGCAGAAGGCGATAAATTCGCCAAGACTGCGGCGAAACTTGGAACCAGCGCAGAAACGATTCAGCAACTAGGATTCGCTGCCGAACGTTCCGGAGTTAATGTCGAAACGCTGATTAATTCCATGCAGGGCGCGAGCCGGAAAATATCTGAGGCGGCTATGGGCGCTGGCGATGCAGCAAAGGTTCTGCAAGAGCTGGGCTTATCTGCTAAGAGCTTGTCAACTCTATCTGTTGAGGAACAGATGTTCCGCATTGCGGATGCAATGGGCGGTGTCACGAATCAGAGCGATAAAGTCCGTATCGCGATGAAGTTGTTCGAGGCGGAAGGCGTTAGCCTTATCAACCTGATGAGCGGCGGCGCAGAAGGCATTCGCGCATTGACGAAGGAAGCCGAATCGCTTGGCGGGGTTATGAGCAATGAGCTTGCGGCGCAATCCGAAGTGTTTCAAGATCGCCTGACAAATCTTGGCGAAGAGTTCAAAGAGACCCGAAACATCATCCTAGACCTATTCCTACCCGCTGCAATTAAAGTGGTCGAATGGACATCGATCCTTGTCGATGGATTTAACAGCTTATTGCGCGGGATAGGTTGGGTTGTAAAGGGATTCGGCGCTGCTGCCGCGTCTATTGCTGCGGCGGTAACTGGTGATTTTGGGTTAGCCAAAGGCGTTATTCAGGCATTCATTGATGATTTTAACAGCGTACCCGATAAGCTAAAAGACGCTGCGACTAAATCAGGCGAAATAAGCGTTGAAGAATTGACCAGACCGATGACAGCTTTGCAAGAGGCTATCGAGTCGGATACGTTGATCGAAGCCTATGCTGATATGTATAACGCGCTGGACGAGGATTTTAACGAGTGGCTTCGTAATCGCGAGTCCGCCTACATCGCGCACAAGACTTTCATGCTAAATCAGACGGCTGCGTTAATCGGGTCGCTGGGTGATTTAATCACGAACGGCGGCCAAAAGAATTTCAAAGCGTATCAGGCTTTCCAGATTGCTGAGACATTAATCAGCACGTATTCAGCTGCTCAGGCGACAATGGAGGCTCACGCGAAGCAGGCGGCTTTATTTGGCGATACGACCGCTATAGCTAGAGGTTACGCTCACGCGGCTGCTATCACTGCCGCTGGCCTTGCCAGGGTGCAAGCCATCGCAAGCGCCAAGCCGGGTAGCTCTGCCGGTTCTGGTTCTGCTGGGTCAAGTGCAGGGTTTTCTGGTTCTGATGCTGCGCAACCGCGTCAACAGAATATCACCATTGGCGGCGGGCTATCTGAGAATTCCATCCTGACAGGGCGCGCTATTGTCGACCTGCTGCGCGAAGTTCAGGGAGACGATGTGAGGATACAATTTGCCTAGTTATATCGGTTATCAGAATTGGTTTGATACGGGAACGGCGAGCGCCTCAACCGGCACCGCTGCGGATGGTATCGACTACATCACAGAGGATTACTGGGAACCAACTGCATCAAGCGCATGGATTAAAGTGGATGCAGGTTCAGCGGTTGATGCGGATTATGTCGGCATTGCCGGTCACACTCTGAACAGCACCTCGTCAAGCATTAAGGTACAGTATTCAACGGATGATGCTGCCTGGTCGGATGCGTACACCGCTGCCGTGCCGGGTACAGATCGAGCCTATTTCAAGGCATTCACGACGCATAATGCAAGATACTGGCGGCTGTTAGTCACCTACTCCGGAACAGCTCCGAAGATCGGTCATATCAGCATTGGCAAGCGATGGGAGATCGGCATTCCGCCCGATGGATTCGTGCGAACGGTTCACACTCGCGCCAATACCTATATCAACAGCATCAATCAGAACGGCGTGTTTATGGGCAGGTCGGTTCAGCGGCGCGGGTATTCGCGATCAATCCAGGTTAACCCTATCAGCATCGCAAGCATGGCGGCGAATTTCGATCCGTTCATGACACACGCAGAAACCAAGCCATTCTTTTTCCAGTTCGACGCGACCAACTATCCCAACGATAATTTATTCTGTTGGCTATCCGGTGCAGATCCGCAACCATCCCGCACGGGGCATTATTATGAATCGGTAGAGATTCAAGTTAATGGCATATAACGACCGTGCGCAGGAGTTAGGGCGGAAGCCGTGCATCATCTGCAAGATTCGTTCTACTTCTTGCAGCTTGACATTCGGCGTTGCGCCTTGTACTGCGTCAAGCTTGACCGGCGATGGAAAATGTTATAACACTTTCGGCACCTGCCAGGATCAGACGAATTTTACCAATGCAACGACCGTTTACAACCACATCGAGCAACTGAGCGACATTCCGCCCGGTTACTTTCCGGATGTGATATCGGTCAGCGATGCGCCTACCCGATTGGTGACAGGGCAGGGCTTGAGTTATCGCGCATCCGTTAGCGTGACGTTCGCAGACTTCCCGCACCATGATAGAGGCATTGATCCGTATTTTGCCGACCGTGAAACGACTCCGACCGGCTCTTTTTGGGGTCGATGGCTGGCGCGCAATAAATATTATGCCAACGATACATTTCAAATCTTGCGCGGGTACATCGGAGATACCTTCTCTGAGGATGACTTCGAGACATATGAATACCTGATAGACCGGGTGGATCGGAATAGTCAGGCTGGTACGCTGACGTTTGTTCTGAAGGATCCGCTCGCCAGGATAAAGGACGCATACGCGCCAAGGCAAGACAACTGGACACTGATTGAGAATCAGGATCGGGCGAACGGAAAGTACCGCACGACGAGTACGAATTTCTATTTCTCTGCTAATGTCCAGCACGGGAACCAATTCCCCTTTTACCTGACAGACGGCACCTATTCGCCAATTGAAACGACGGATTTTATTGCCGGAGATCTGATCGTTTATCAGAATTTGACGTTACTGGATACGGGCGGTTCCTCCTATTCTGTGCTGTCGTCAACTCCGACACAATGGACGTTCACTACATCATCCGGCGGGGTATTCACCGTTGACCTGATTATCAGCGATCAGGGGTTCGAGGATGGCGCAACCGTCCGCGTCAAGATCGGTGACGAGATCATTGAAGGCACTTATACGACAACTGGCGTAATGAATGCGACTCGCGGTGTGGCAGGAACGACGGCAGCAACCTACGAGGCAGGAGAAACGGTCACACCTTGCTATTGGGTGCAGGGTGAAAACGTGGTGGACGTTATCAGCGATTTGCTGGTCAACTACTCAGGCATTGCCACAACATACCTCGATGATTACACAAACGAGCAGAATAAATACCTGACATACGCGGACTGCTCCGCGACCATACCGACTCCGACGAAAGTTAACGAGCTGATTTCTGAATTGTGCCAGGCCTATATGCTGGACGTGTGGTTTGATGAGCGATCCCAGAAGATAAAGATTCGATCCGGTACTCCGCACATCGATCAGACGGTGGTAGATATTACCGACGATCAGTTATTGTCGGATAGGCTGGAAATCAAGCGCGATTTTGCAAACCAGGCGACGCGGGTTTTCTACCGCTACAACATCAAAGATGTTACGGATGACGGTGATTCAAATTGGTTTAACGAATACGTGATCGCCAGCCCGGTGCATGAGTCGTCGAGGGCATATGATCGCAAGCGTACCAAGGTCATTAAAAACCGATGGTCTACCGATACCGGAAACGCACTGGCGGTATCCTCGCGATACGTGGCGCGATACCTGGGCGGAGAAGTGACGATTGATCTGGTGTTCGACGCGGGCATAACCAGCCAGACATTGACGCGTAGTTATATCTTCGGCATTGATGGTACTAAAGCTATTGGCGGTAAAGCATCCGCATACGGGTTCACGGTATCATGAGATCGGGGCCGAATCGGACGCGGGTAGAATTCCAGCGGCGTAGTTATACCGTTGACGATTACGGCGAGCGGATCGATTCATGGCAGACGATCTATAGCAGATGGGCGGAACTGGTATTCCCTGCCGGACGGAAATACTACCAGAAAGACGGGCTGGACATCGCGAAACAGCCGATTGTTGTACGGGTGCGACATGACGCAGAGCTATTTGATGCGGTGTTGCCTTCCGACCAATGGCGGATAAAACTAGGATCACGATTCTTCGACATATCCAGTCGAGCGAATGTGTCAGCGGCTAATCGCGAGATTCACTATCAGGCTGTGACGCGAGCTATTCTGATAGAGACTTTCGATTTAACCGGAACCAATGCGGTGTACCTGTTTACACTCGATTCACCGCTGAACCTGGGCGGAAAGAATGCCGCTTATGCTGCGAACCTTTCCGGCGTTGGTATGGCAATTGGCGGTAAAGACGCGGCGTATTCGTGGGATTATTTCACGATCATCAAAACGCCTTCCGCGTCCTATGAGTTCGGCATTATCGGGCCTATGGCGATCGGCGGCAAGAATTCAACCTATCAATTCGGGGTGGCGTAATGGCAACTATTGATATTGGCAACGCGGCATCCTTGGGTGCAAGTGACATTCTGAAAGTGGGCGACGAGCTGAATCTCACGACGCACATCTATCAAGATGTTACCGGCGCAGCAAAAACAGTTCGCTGCCAGATCATCGAACAGCAAGAGAAGAACGGGAAGTTTTTCAGCAAAGTGAGAGTTCTTGACGATCTTGGATATGTCCAGCAATACCGGCTGATTGCGCCAAATACTCTTGATGGCATGGATTATGCAGCGGCATCGGCATATAATAAAGAGACCTACTGCGCGATGTGCGATCAGTCTACCGGGCAGTTTTCAAACGGCGATGCCGGGCACAGGATGATGTAATGTCAACGTATAGCGCAATATCCGACCTTCAAGTTTCCAGCGATCGGTTCGTAACGTCGATCCTGCTCTATCGTCTGCGGGACAACCCGCTTGCTATCGCAGAGGGCAATCGATCCTACACGGCTGGCATTCTACCGAAAGCACTATCCCCGTTCACGGTTAACGGTGCGGTTGATGAGCTGTATTTTGAATTTCAGCGTGACGTTTCGGTGACATATTCCGACGATCTGACGCTTGAAATCCTGCTGCCAAGGGGCGGGCAAGTCAAAGCGGGATGGGTTGAGTCCTTGTCTACAGCATCTTATGCTGCGAAATACTCAACGGATGATGTCAGTTATACGACGCTTGTCGATGGTACTGCGAGCGCGGCGATTACGGTTGCCCAGGATTCCCCGCTATACCTTAAAATCGACACACTTAGCGCGGGTGACGTGTCCGGGCGCTTGTATATCCTGGTGGATAACCCAACACAATCTGCTGAACGAAATTCAAACGGGGCGCTATCATAATGCTTTTCGATACCAAATGCTTGCAAAACATGGCCGAAGCGGTGCGCGATCAGTACGGCACAGCAACCGGAAATCGTCTGGGACTGTACTCTGGATCGCCTCCAGCTGATGCCGAATCATTCACCGTCGCAGGATATGCTGGGCAAGCGTTGATAACGTTTGTCGGTATGTCCTTCTCGCGATCCGGAGCGATTGTTCAGATGGCAACTGCTCCAACGAGTGTTTCCGCTGCCGCTACCGGAACCGCTGCGTGGGCGGCGCTCTACAATGTGACAGCAACCGGTGATTGCGTGCTGTTCACCTCTGGCGATGTATCCACTATCACTACTCCGGTGCAGCTTTCGACCGGGGTAGTAACCGGCGCATGGGATACGACCTACCTAACTGACATTGCAATGCAGTTTACGGATTCCTAATCATGGCGATCATTCTAAATTCCAATGTCGCTCAGGCGATCATCGACAACACCACAAAGACCGTAGCAAGTCCTGGTTCCGGGTATGCCAATCCTAATGCACCATTAGGGCAAGAAGGAGCAAACGGGTTTTCCAGTCCTAACGGATTCATCACGGTGGCCGTGCTTTATGGTGGCGCAGCAAAACCGGGCAGCTTTCCGACTGGCGGAGTGGGGTCAAAGACTCCGGTTGACATCGATGCCAGCCTATCACCTCTCGTCGTGTTCTGCGGCGCGCTGCACTCTGCTGGTTATAATACCGGATGGGGTGCAGAGATCGGCGCGACTCTGACGGATAACAATCTTGACCTGACATCCTACATCGATGGTTCCGAAGTCGGATTGACCGTCAACTGCGATTACAATACCGCCATCGCTACCGGCACGGCTACGTTCATTTGGTTCGCGACTCTGATCGCGCAAAATCCAAGTTATAATACCGCAGTGTCGATAGCATGCCAAGTTTATGCCACTGTCGGCACGTCCGGAAGCGGGGCGGATATCATCGTCCCGACGACCAGCATCAGCTCCGGCGATAACGTCCGGTTTTCCAGTTTGAAATTGTCCATCCCATCATTGAGCTATTGACATGACCGATAGAATCCCGCTCAAGAAATACCCGGATTCCGGTTCACCGACTAGCCTGAGCGAATTTCAACCCGGCGATACGGTGGCTATCACGTTCGGCGGAACCGGGGCAACGACTGCTACCGGTGCGCGAGCGGCGTTGGGCGCGTATGGTTCAGGCAGTTCTGTCACGCTTGCGGATGGAGTTTTCAGCGGGTCAACTACCGGGCCACTGGTACGCATCACACAGACCGGAGCGGGTGATGCACTGCTTGTTGAAGATTCCGCCAGTACCGATAGCACTCCGTTTGTCGTTAAAGGTGACGGCAAGGTCGGCATTGGCGTTTCAGATCCAACTAATCACGTCGTAGCGCAAGCGGCATCCGGGTCTACCTACGTCGAG